CATTCTTTTCCATGATTCGCTTATAGATTGGCCACTTAGTATCTTCTTGGGCCATATTACTGTCTGAGTTCATAGCTTTTTCACCTTTTTCCTTCATTTTCTTTTTAGGATTCATTACGACTTCTTCGTCTTCTTTACGAGTCTTGCGACCAGAAGAACAGCCAGCTTCTTCATCAACTTCACCCTGACACTTTTTAATCATGTCTTTGAGTTTTTCTTGATCACAATCCGGATGCATTTTTAGCATGTCAGCAGTCGACATACCTTTATCACACATCTGTTGTACATGATCCATAGATGGCATTTTGCCTTCAGCTTCATCCATCTTTTTCTTTTTGCGCATTGCAGCAAGGTCAGATCCGTCAATGTCACCATCTCCGTCTTTGTCTAATTTGTGCTGATCGCCTTTTAACTTTTCTTGGACTTGCTGATATGCCTGCCCAATAACTTTTATGTACTCTTTATTTTCCATTGGTTCCTTCCTTTACATCCATATTTGGGCGGCTATGGCGCCGGCGGCTGCCACTATGGCAATCCAGAATAATTTATTTATAACTCGTATGGTATTAGCGTTATCACCTACGGTTTTTTCTATAGTATCTAATTTCTCAGAGAACTTATTCATACGTTCCCATGAGTTCATTCGATACTCATTATAAGCATCCATCTTCTCTTCAAACCTGGCAATGGCAACAAGTGCTTCACCTAGTTTATCTAATTTTGATTCTATGCGATCTAGTCGCTTACCAGTTGCTTCGGCCATTAGTACTTCTACCTTCTTTGTGCAGTTAAAAAGGTTTTAAACCTATTCATCATCCTCGCCTTTGTTAGTGTGAGGATTATCTTGATAGCTTTTACGTCTTAGAGATGCAACACCTTTTTTAGATCGTACAATGTTTTCATCTTTTTTCTTATCTAATTTTTTACGTAGATCTTTTAAACCCATCTTGAGTTTTTCTTTATCTACGCCGACGTTTTTACTGATACCAGATTTAGTAATGTTTTTCATGCTCAATGATAATTCATCAAGGTCAGATTCTTTTATACCTATTTTTTTCATAAGCATCCCCATTGCTTTTTCTTTATCTTTATCATCAAGCTTTTTATCAATCTTTTGTACTTCTTTATCAAGCATTGCTATCTGATCTGGATTTAGTGTCTTAGCCATTTTATTTCTTCTTATCGTAACCGTGGAATTTACGGAACTGACGAACAGCTTTTCTATCTGACATATCCATACCAGCTGATCTCTTACGAAGAGTATTCTTTTCTTTATCTACATTGTCATTGCCGCGTACAATCTTAGCTGTAGCAGAGTTACGAGCTCTATCCATTGAATACTTGGCTTTCTGACGATAGCTCATATGATCCTTATCTTTATCAAGGACTTCATTTTTCTCAGGTGGTTTCTTTTTAAATGTATCTAAACCTTTACCAGCCATTCTATCAGGCTTACTAGATTGAGATGTTGCAATACGTTTCATACCACCTTCGTTTTTCATATCTTTTGCAGATGGAACCTTGAACGGTGCTTTTGCAAGAGTAACTGCTTTCTTACCTTTTTCAGACGATTGTGCAGTCTTTGCAAGCTTCTTCATTAAAGCGGCCTTTTGATTTTCATTTGTATCCTTAGCCTTTTTCATAAGATCTGCGATCTTATTAAGCTTATTTTTATCATCATCTTTTAGTTTAAAGCCTTTAGGCGTAATGATTGTACCTTCTTTTTTAGCATCGGCACCACCTTTAGTAGGAGCAAATGCTTTTTTTGCTTTGTCAACAGTAAGATGATCTGGATATTTTTTCTTCTTTTCAGCCTCTTTTTCAGCCTTAGACTTACCAAATATATCACGCATAGGAGTCATTGACCTAGAGATCTCAGTTAATTCTTTGAAACTTTTCATCGTTGATTCCTTCATTTTTTGAACCTCGTCTGCTTTAGCAGTAGCGGCACCATGTCTATATTTAATCTGGTGTGGCATTTTATTATGTGGCTTTACATTTACACGGCCATCTTTGTGTACATGTATTACTTTATGAGCATCACCTTTATGTGGTCCTCTTGTAACTGTGACTGTATCCCCTACCTTATGTGCCATCTTGCTCTTCTCCAAACATCTGTTTAAATTTTTTGGTTTGCTTACCCTTAGGAGCAAACTTCTTTTTAATATCTTTCACTGATGCATCGGTACCATAATCGTAAACCTTCTCAACAGCATCTAACCATTGGCGAGTCTTGTTGCCATTTGCTTCAACGATAACGTAGTTGGTACCACAAACTGTAATGGTACCAACTTCGTTCGTCTCTTTTATAATGACCTCATCACCCTCACTAAATAGTTGTCCCTCTACATAAGCTTCACGCTCTGGAGAGACGGAGTCAAATTGTATCATATTCTTAAATTCTTTTGTTTCTTTGAGTCCTAGTCCTCTTCGAACATCGTTAAATAATTTCTTAGCATCATTATTGGACATTGCATTTGGAAGACCCTGTGCAAAGTTAGTGAAATCATTATCGACTGCGTACTTACGCTGCTTAGTGCCTGATGCACCTTCAGCTCCTTCCGCGTCTGGATCTCTTTGTCCGGCTGATACTATCTTAATTCCGTCTTTAAAGTTGTAAAATCCATGTCGGCCTTTCTTGCCGTTATACATGTTCAACCTTTTATTGTATTCAGTCACACGATCAGAACCTGCAACCATTACTACGCTGCGGTATCCTTCATCATATAATGCAGATAGTGCTGCAAATGGTGTTTTCGCTTTCTTGTTCATCATTACCTGACGAGCATGCTTTGGAAACATCTTGCGCACATATTTGATTTTTGAATTGTATGGGATTGGATTTTTCTTATCATTTGATAGTGATAAGAATACACGGTATGGATTGCGTCCTGATGTAGACGCAAGTTTATCTAATAACTTACCATGACCTATAGTGGGAGGATTCATTCTACCAAAAGTAAAATAAACTGTTTTTTCCTCCTCAACCAGAAATTGAGAAAAACTATTAATTGGCATTTACTTACCGCGTTTCCTTTGCACTTCTTGTTTACGCTTGTCTTTTCTTATACGACGACCTAAGTTCTTGATGCGAGTTGCAATCTTACTTAAGCGTTTTTCAAGCGTCCCCTTTTGAGCTGCGGATAACTCGGACTTTGCTCTGCCTTTAGACATTTTCTTACCTGCATCGGTACGTGATTGTCTTTGAGCACGTCTGTTTATGCGCTTTTGATCTGCTATCTTGTACTTGAGTTTCTTCTTACCAAGTGCAAGTTTAGCTTTATTCTTCTTCATTTTGACTTTTGCTGCACGACGTTGTGCAGGTGTCCAAGCGCGTTCTTCTAATTCATCGTAGCTTTCTACGAATTGTATGAATTTTAACATTTAGTTCCGTCCCGGTTTATCCCATCCCTTTAATATATTGGGTGAAAAGTTGTTGTATGAAAATTCCATACGATCAACAAGTTTCACTGCATCACCACCAAGTTTATCAATAGCAACAAAGCCTTCGGCACCTGTTACCTTGAATCCATTCTTTGTTTTCACAAAAGATTTAACTTTCTGTAATGTATTAAGCTTATTTATAAGTTTTAATTTCGCTACTACAATTAATTTTTGCAGTTCGAACATTTTTATTAGATTTGCCTTGTTTTGTGGCGAAAAGAACGACAGCATCTGCTGCTTAGCGTCTCTTTGAGACTGTTTGCCCTTCTCAGACTTACGTTTAGCTTCTTCTTTTCCATACTTGAGTCCAATCCATTTGATCAGCATATCAGTATGGCGTCTTGTATTCTGTACTACTTGTCCTTTACGAACATATTTATTATTAAATTGCTCAATCAATTGTGCAAGCTTTTCGTTACCTTGTAGTTCTCGCAGTGTCGAACCCGCTATTTGATTGAATAATTTACCGGCTTGTGACAATGATTTGTTTACATCGTCAGTTTCTTTCTTATTCATCAAAAGGGTTGTATGATCTCGCAACATTGCGTCTTGAGACCATACAGCTTTTGACTTTTTCATTCCTCTAACGTTGACACCGTAACTGGCTCTGAGGGAATCGAAACTAGTTCCACTATATGACGTGTGCCAGACGATCCCAATGGTAGCGCGTGAGATATCACGAGCAACATCATTATCAGAAGGAACAGCATAAACAATGGTGTTTGGATGAAACGTGACATATTTATTTCCTTTAATGGTTTCTTTCTTTACATCACCAGGGCCAAACAAGAAGTCTCCTTGAACAATACCTTTAATTCCAAGGTTTGGCAGTTCACGTAAAGCAGACTTAAGCTTAAGAGCAAGGTCGCCACTAGTATCGTTATCAACATCAGCAGCAGTCTTATAAATTTTGGGGTTCTTATTGAAGATCCCTTTTTTCGCAACGAAGAATACTCCGTCCGAAGGATCAGTACCTGCAAAAATAGCAGGGGCACCATCCCACTTAACAGATACATTACCATCTCTTTCACCTTTCAACATATCGCGTAAAGATCTTAATGCATTAATAGCTTGTCGAGTGCCCTCAACTCCACCATAGAGAACCTTATCCTCTATATGTGTCATGTGAGTATTCTTTTGCTCGGTTAATGTTTCTTTAAACGATATCATTTTATTTCCCTGAATGTCGTACCGGTATATTATACCACGTTTCTTACTAATTGTACACCTTAATGTGCATCCCAAAAGGTTTTACTTATTTCACCTCTATTGACCGTATTCGCATCAGTAGTTTTCTTCGTTTTAACATACACTTCTGTACCATTTTTAAATTGTCTAATACCATTAGAAGATTTTAACCATAGAGGTCTATGAGGATGGCCCGCACCAGGATCTGGAGGTGAATTATCATATTGCCATCCAGATAAATTAGTAATATTTACATATGCCATCAGTCAGGTTCTCCCATTAATATGTCATATTGATTCTGATCTACAACACCTTCGCGCAATAGCTTTTCACGGTTTGCCATATGCTTCATAGCAATCTCTTCTTTCGATCCACCGAAGTAAGCCACTGCATGACCTTCTTCAATCATAATATTTGTCAAGCGTCTTATTGAATATGAATTATCTGTGTTTTTATATTCTAGCTCAAAATCACCAAGGACACGGCCGAACTTGCCTTTCATATCCTCACCTTTTCTATCCTCACTTGTAATAAGTTTAAGCTGCGCTGACTCAAATAATTTCTTGACCCTGTCTTTTGCAGCTTCACCAAATAAATCTTCTACTTTATCTCTTGTTCGTGACTCGGGTGTGTCGATACCCATGATACGTACTCTTTCATCATGTAACCATATACCAAATCCTAAATCAATATCAACATCTACCGTATCACCGTCAACGACCTTAACTAATCTTACGTCGTATTTGTTTTCGGTTGCCATTAGATTTCCTCTACATTTTTCTTTTTAATTGCTATAGCAAAAACTCCAACTCGTGCAGTGCCTACTGTTACGCCACCTGCATTCGCCCCTCTATCACCCGTGTATCTTGCATAAAATATTGCTTTATAGTCACCCTTTGGAAGGGCGCCGTTATTGTCTTGGTGTTTTGATTGAATATAATAATTTCTGCCACGCTTTTTAATTTTCATAGGACCTTGATGAAATTCATCTACGTTATTTTTACCGCGGGCTTTACCATAATCTATGCCCCATACAGATTGTAGAATTAATTTTTTATCTTTAACATTTCTCCAAGCTGTATCACCACTCTTCATACCATCTGGAAACTTCTCTTTTAAAGCATTCATCCATGCAGTGACTTCTTTATTATTTTTAAATATCTTATCGGCTAAACCACCATATTGTTGAAAATCTTTAGCAGTTGAACCATCTTTATGTGATATCCATGCAACTGCTTCACCTTTAGCATCAACTAAATGAAAATCTGATTTAGGTGTACCGAAAGTAGATTCTACACCAACTACCATACATTTCTTCTTACCAACTATCATAGGCAATACCGATATGCCATCTTTGAGCATTGCACGTTCTATTTCATTACGAAGACCTTTAAGCTCTCTATCTTCTGCAGCAGTACCAGAACCTTTTCCTTTACCACCAAACTCCGGAGTTTTATGAAACTCATGAGGATATTTTACAGTAACATTTTTACCTTTATCGGTCTTACCTTTCATCATTGCGGAATAACCATTAACACGCATTTCTGCATCTAATGTTTTCCAATCTGGTGATATTATCATTACAGCACCTTTGTCTGTTGAAAAGTATTCTTTATCTTTTACCTTATCAACAAATACAGGTACTCTCGCAAAACCTCTTTTTGCAAGATCGTAATGTTTTAATTGTAAAAATGTATTCTCTGCCATAAACGTGCTAAATCTCTTCATGGTATCTACCTAAGTTATTTTACACTATTTATAATATTTTTGGTCAGGGTGGTAGGATTCGAACCTACGATCTCTCGGATCCAAACCGAGCACTTTACCAGACTAAGCTACACCCTGTCAGAAAAAAAAATGGCGACACAAGGCCGCCAAGTTGGGAGGGAGGAAAAATCCGTCTCAGCGACGGTAGATGTACGCATCTACCTTTGATGCATACTTAAGCGGGAGAGATTGGTTATAACGATGAATGCCCATACGATGTCCTCGAGCCTGAGCTTTTACATAATAGCGGTAGAAATAACCTTGCTCTTTTAAATCTCTGTTTAGGTTTTTAACCATACGACGAACAGATGCAAGCTCAGTTTGATCTTGCTCATCCATTCCGAAGGTACCGATGTAAGCCTCGGTACGCTGCTTTGTTTTATCATAATACATTATATCCTCCTACTTATATTCTGTATCAGTTTTTGACGTCGAATACGTGCTAGCTTTACTTTTACCTTGAAGGTAGTAAGGCTTTCCCCAAGTATTAACACTATGCTTTTTTAAATTAGACATAGGTATTTTTTTAATAACATTAGTTTTTAAATATTCTTTTACTAAGTCACTATACATTATGAACACTCCCATTCTTTAAAAGTAACGATGTTACAGATTTCCTTGACAACAGTTCTGCCAAGTTCCGTGAATAAGATTCCACGGTTGTAAACCCAATGCTCAACGCATTGCTCATGAGAAAACTCATCTTGCTGAGTCATCCAACGAAGAGCGTCTTCACGTGTCTTCGCACCTAAAAGCATGTAGTACTCAACTTCTGCGTTGAAGTCTGCAACAGCTTTTTTCTCAGTCTGATATTCTTCAGCAAATACTCTATTACAAGCCTCTGAGATGTAATCAGCTTCTTTTTCAAGATCAGCCATTGACATTGAATCAAAGTCATAATGACGACCCTTGACACCGAACGCAGTCTTGTGTGCGTCGTAAATAAAGTCACATAAATCTTGTCTATTCATTTTTTCCATAATATTCCCTCATTTGATAAGTATATACTAACATAAAAAGGGGCGCTTGTACACCCCTTTTTTCACTTTTTTTAAATTATTTTATATGTGTTACAATTATGTCACACTAAAACTTTCCTAGAAATTGTGCAATCCTACCTACAAAGGGCAAGAGTGCTATTGCCATGATGAGATTCATTCCCGTATGTGCCATTGCTATTCGCAATGTATCTCCTTTAGGCCATCCATCTGAAACAAAGAATCCAGCCAGCCAGATGGTACCGGTGGTTCCTATATTAGCACCTAACACAGCAGCGACTGCGGCAGGTAAAGGT